AGCTATGATTATTCGAGCGCGCGACGCTTTGACAAATGGTACATTCTTTAATGAGTTTGTTCCAGTACCGAAAGGATTATCTGAATCAATAGCATCGTCAGAAACAGACGAAGCATTGATAAAGTCAAACATCGACAAGTTTGGTTACGCATCCTGGTATGATTTTTGCGTAAATGAATGGGGAACGAAATGGGATACGGAATGCCATAGCGTCGATATCTATGAAGAGCATCCTGACACACTCGAGGCAGTATTTGATACAGCATGGGCACCACCTGTTCCGTTTTATGAAAAGCTAGAACGTATGGGTTTTCAGGTTGAGGCAAAATACTATGAGTCCGGTATGTGCTTTGCTGGAATGTATTCTAATGGTTCAGACGATTACTACGAACTCGGCACAATGTCAGCAGAAGATGTCGAGCGCACTATTCCCGAAGAGCTAGATGCCGAGTTTGGCATCAGCGATAATATGTATCAGTATGAAAAGGATAACAATGAAGACGTTTGACACATTTGAACAAGTAGAAGACATGGGCGCTTGCATGAAGCGACCTATTGTAGTACATGCTAAAAAGATTGATGAGGACTTTCGTGTGAATACACTCGAAGGAAATTACAAGCAAGGCAAAGCTGGTGACTATTTGATGCGAGGAGTAGATGGAGAATTATACATCTGCGATGGTCCGATATTTGATAGAACCTATGATTTTGTAAGTGCTTAATATTTAAGCAACGAGGATATATGGAAAAAGTAATTAGAGACGGCAGAGTTGCTGTACTGGTATCGCCGGGTTTCGGTGCAGGTTGGTCTACTTGGAATAGAGATGTGCCAGAATTGCTATTTGACCCAGCTATTGTTCAAATGGTTGGCGATGGTACAAGACCTGATACAATTGAATTATATTGCGAGGCCAAGTATCCCAATCAGTATTTTGGTGGAGCTAGCGATCTGACGGTAGTGTGGGTACCAGTCGGTACAGAATTTATAATAGATGAATATGATGGTGCAGAATCTATCATATTCAAAGACCAAGAAAAATGGATAACAGCATGAATGAGAATATAAGAAAAATAATGGAAAAGGCTGACATGCCTATGTGGCAAGATGAGCCATGGGGACCTGGGCCAGGACATGTGGACTGGCAAGGAGTTGACAGTAAATGCTTTGAAGTCTTTTTGCATCACTTGATTAATGAAGCGGTAGGCGTCGTTGCCAATGCCAGCACATCATCTGCATTCACGACATTTGATCAGGCGGTTGTTGTATCTGCACTGGCTAATGCACGCAAAGATATCAAGAATCACTTCGGTGTCAAGTAGTGCATTTTAACATCTTTCAAGTGTTTTGTCAATACCCCAGAAGTCTGAAGGGTTATTGCTTGTGCTTTTAGCCCGAATGTGCTATAATTAGGGCATGAGAAAGAAAAGATCAGACAGACGCCATATCGTTTACATGCTACAAAATGTAGCAACCGGAGATTTCTACATCGGAATTACTCAGGGTTTTCGCAAGCAGGACCTCAAAATCCGCGTACAAAAGCACATTAGACGGGCATTGACTGAGCACAAGTCCTGGACGCTATGCGACGCTATCAGGTCCTACGGGGTCTCAGCATTTGTTGCACAAGAACTTGCCATCGTCAGAGGCAAAGCTCCAGCTCACGCTTTAGAACGCCAGTTAATTGGTGAGTACTCACCAACATTGAACTCGCAGTAACCCTAGTTTCCAAAGGGTTATTGCTTGACAAGTTGTCCAAAATGTGCTATAATTAAAGCATGAAAAAGGAAAACAAAATGACAGTATACATTTTACAAGCACAGGGTCTGGGTGATAACGAATTTGCATTTTACAACACTGGCGTTTATAGCACACTGGAATTTGCACAAAATGCAGAACAGAATCTTATTCGTGAGTCGCATGACGACGGGCTTACTGATATCGCAACTAACATAGAAATGCTGGAATTGGATTGCTAAAATGAGAGACGATAGAAAAGATTACGTAGTTAAAGAGACCTGGCAAGATGGTTCTGAGACTTATTTTATTTCCAGAGAGCATCAGCCAGAAGATGCCATTCACAGAGTGAACGTACGCTGGGATTCTATGGCACACGTATTCGGAGCACACGGCACCGTTATTACAAGACCAACAGCATTTGAGATATATAACGCAACAGTAGAAGATATGCCTCATTACTGGCACCCAGCATCAAGCATCAGTTCGCTTGTGAAACGTGTTTATCTTTTAGACGAAATGGAACATTATGGTTAATAATATAGTTGTACCAGAATTTGGAATGTTCACCGAAGAAGGTGATTACGAAGTATATCGCATTGTCGATTTAGCTTTAAGAGCGAATCTAACCTGGAATCAGGTAAAAGGATTATTAGAGCAATTGGCTACGGATCTGGGTCACGAAGAAGCCACAGATACAGTAGTTCGCGAACGAGTTTGGGAATATCTATTTTATGAAAGCAGACCATAATATGAGTAAATACGAATTTTTAGAAATGTTAAACGACGAATATCCGCCAGTCAATCTAGCTGGTATTGAATACAGTTTTGGATATGCTCTGAAAGAATTAGATCCAATTCGACTCGACGTAATGTACAATGATTATTGCTCAATGCTGGAAGAGGAAGAATATGAATCTTGATAATCTGATCGACGAATACGTCACAATATTAGATCGAGATCCCTTAGATCATTCGGAATCAACTGATGTTATTCTGCAAGAGTTCGCGAATAAAGTAATTGAACTCACTCGTCACGATCTTGGTCAAAGTAATTATTACAAAAAGCAACACAGTCTCTGGATAGATTAAAATGATATTCTACGTTATTGCTATAATCTTTTCAGCATACGCAATATCCACGAACGATGTTTACTATTTGGCTTTGTCATTAATCGCATGTGCTATAGCAATTATTGTGGAACGAGACTGATGCCAGAATTAGCATTCGTTGTATTAATGATACTGATAATAGCAATCGTACTAAACGATAAAGGTCCACCATATGATTAAAAGAAAATTCGTAGTAGCGGGTAATATGAAAGAATATTATGCATTTCTTGATAAGCATAAAGATGATATTAACGTAATTTATCTATATGTCAACAGCACGAGAGATCTAAAAGGAATGCGGAATATAGAAGGATATTTTACTGGTACTTATAACGAGAGATCTGATATAGAAACGATTAAAGAAGTAATAAGAATGAGCAAGAATAAAACTAATAATGAATATACTGCAGAACCAGTACGAGCATTAGATAATAATCACGTAATAGATTATAGATGGAAAGCATTGGAAACGACCGTAGATAATGCACATGATCTTCAGCAATTGGCAGATAATAGCATGATAGATAGCATGAGAAATCGAGATTAGTAGATAATACTGTGGATAACCTGTGGATAAATCGAAGAATAATCGAGCCTATATAGAAATGCTATATAAAGCTATTAAAGCATGAATCAGATCAGATCAGATAATACTTTATATTAAAGGAATTATTATATTTTGATTATCTTTTTATTTGTCTTGCATTATAACATCTTTTTCAAATCCTGTCAACCGAAGACCATACGACCCTTGTGGAAAAAAGGTTTTTGCTTGACAAGTTGTCCAAAATGTGCTATAATTGAAGCATGAAAAAGGAAAACAAAATGCAAAAAGAAATTACCGTAAAAGTCGAGCTAAATGCTCAACAAATCGCCCTTCTGCTTCAGATTCTAGACGAACAAATCTCAATCGGAAATATGGTATCTTCAGATAATGCTTTAGCTTTCGGAGTCTTAGAAATTCTAGAAACAGCTGAAAATACAGCTTACTCACATCTTCATTATTTTTCTTAATAAGGAACCATTATGTCTATTCAATACGGTACATTATCAGAATTCGATATCATTGCTAAATATACAAAAGAATCAGGTTTAGGAACCGATTTAATTGCTGGTCTAAAATCAATAAAAGAAAATTGGGATGACCTAGACGAGGATATTACAGACGCCTATGACGAAGTCGTTTATCAATTATCTATATTCACCAAGGAAGCTGAGTATCTTGTCTAATTAAGAAATCAATACCCCTTCAGAGATCTGGGGTATTGCTTGACAAGTTATCCAAAATGTGCTATAATAGAGTCATAGTAAGTAAAAAGGTTGTTGAAGTAAAGAGCATTTAAGCCCGCTTGAGGAACAGCGGTAAAGCCCCAGAGCACTAGGGCACTTAGATGGGGCAACGAGTAATCTATATAAGGACCTAGTATGAAAATAGAAACAGCGATCAAGCATTTGGAATCAGATGCAGATTTCTTGGGAATGGAGTTTTTCGACTTCGTGGCTTTTGTTAAAGCAAATCCCATGGCACAGACCGCCAAGACCATTGAGGCTTATGCAGTATTCGCAATCGAAAGTAAAAAAGCATGGAACAAAGTAACATGAATAAAGATCTAAGAGAACTAGCACCAGTACCGAAAGAAGTCGCCCGCGAGATGCAAGAAGATGCAGTCGCAAGGTTCCTAGCTGCCGGTGGTTCCGTTCAAGAACTCAAAGGCCGTAAGAACCCAAAGCCGGTTTCGGCCAAAGGCAAATCAAACTCTGGCATGAAGCTCAGAGCGGATCCAACTGCCCGGTTCCCCTCAAAAAGCTATTGACAAGATTTCTACATGGTGTTATAATACTCTATGTAGCAACACAGAAAGGTCTATATTATGAGAATGTTAACTGAAGCTGAAAGCAATCTGATCAACAACACAGAATACACTGTAGATTGGTCTGATCAAATTGATACTGACGACACTTTGTCTGGAGCACAATGGGACTATGAGCGCGAACTCGAGCATCGCTTTGAAGTACTCGTTGCTGGCAAGTGGGATTCTCGAGATGATTTGGGTGGTCTCACAGTATTCTTCAAAGAGAATAAACTCGTGGCATTTTATGACTACGAACAGTATGCTGGCACTGTATTTTAATGTTTGCTGGCGCTAGAAAGTGAGAAAACGGCGTTATAAGTCTATGAAAACATTAGCTTTTTTACGCCGTTTTTCTAAAAACATGCTAAAAGATGCCGTCCGTAGGGGTAAATACCCTATTCCCGCGTATGGTCTTTGATAAAATGCTTGACAGGTTGTCCAAATTGTGCTATAATAGAGTCATATTAAGAAACAAACAACAGGAGTAGATTATGACCGATTCAGCAGCCCCAATGATCCCAGATCACATTACCGTAGCAGACATGATTGCGGCATTGTCGGCATTGCCCGCAGACGCTCGCTTGGTTGTGACCCACTCCGGATACTACTGTTACGACGACTTCGCAGACATCTTCACCCCACGGCCTGTAGATTCCAATGGATCCACCTGTGCAGACGGTGACGCTATAGCGTACGCTATTGGTCACTCTCATCAGTCCTATTAACCACACGGGTTGACAGGGTATTCAAACGGTGTTATAATAAAGACATGAACAAAGGAACACAGATGATTAAAGAGCTAGCGATAGAAGTATCCCAAGCAGCGCTGTTCGTAGCAGTTGCATTCGGTCCGTTTTTCTACTACATTTTGACAAAGGTTTAAGATGACTATCAATTACAAAGCAATGGGTGAGATGATTACAAGCAACGAAAAATACAAGCGTGAGATCGCAATGTACGGTATGACCACAGACCAGATTAAAGTGGAGTACATGGCCATCGGTCGAATGACAGGCCTAGAGATGGTCGTTGCTGGCATTCTGTCAGATGTGCAAGAACTTACTGCGTACCAGCATGCGGCGGATATAAACAGCAAGGCTACAAAGGAACTTATTCGCCAGCAGTTAAACATCGCGAAATTTGTGTTATTTGAAATGATGGATCAAAAGGAAACAGCATGAGCAATATGAAGAATCTATATCTAGAACTCGTAGAGTGCGTAGCAATGGGACTTAGCAACGAATCGATCGCTAAGATTACAGGTCTTCCCAAAGAGGCCGTAGCGGTTCTAGCTCACGATATCGAGACAGAACAGATGGCGAACGATCTAGCCGAAGCGTACGGCGAATACTACGGCGCCTGAGAACAGGGGTACCCTAAATTATAGATAGGGGTACCCGTTGCTAGATCAGGGGTTAAACAACCGCCACCTTATATTCGTGTTTACTCTATTCTCAAAATTCTCTCTCTAAAAAAATTTCCCAGAAAAAATTTGCCCCAAAAACTCCGTCTAAAAAACACTGCTATGAAGACATTCGTTCAATCCCCTCTTAACTCCGCATTTGGTCCTGCACCCACATTACCCTCTATCAGACAAACACCCACCGCTAGCTGGCCCTCAGTAGATGCTGATGCCAAACCCGCTGTACGTCACCCAATTTTTAGAGCACCCCAACTCAACAAAGTCTACTTCACTAGAAAGATTCTCAAAGAGACCGTAAAACGCTATAACGCTAATACGTTACGGAATGAGATTGCCGAGGTATGGGAGATTCCTTTCTCTGTAGATGTAAATGAGCCTGTTACTGAACTTACACAAAGAATACAAGCTGTAATGACTGCTAAGAAGATATACAAACATTGGGATATCAATTTCAATACTTTTTTAATTATTGCTTCACAAGTAACTGATACTGATGAATGGTCTACAAAGTACTAATATGAAATTTAACGACGTCATTCAATGGCTGGGTGCAGTTGCTATTATAATAGGACACGTTGCCAATGCTATTGGACCTGATGCTTATCCCTGGAATATTGTTGCTTTTACACTAGGTACCGCTATGTTTCTAACATGGGCTATACGTGCGAGAAACAATCCGCAGATGGTGGTAAATATTGTAGCAATCGTTACTTGTTTAATTGGTTTAGTTAATGCATGGAGATGATATGAAAAATTATGAACCAGACGATGGCGCTTTAACTCGCGATCAGATCGAACAAATCCGTGATCGAGTGCGACAACAGGATGAGATTGAATTGGTAGACTTTATTAGACTGGCCGTTCTAGAGGAACGCGAGGCGTGTGCAAAGTTATGTGATGACTTGGATAAGATGCGCGGATATTCTTATGCCGACAAATGCGCCGCCGCCATCAGAGCAAGAGGAAATAAATGAACGAAGATGATGTAAAACGAGAGGTTGAGTTTATGCTCAACAATCGTAAACAACAAAAACAATGGATGGAGAAAGAATTCGGGCAATGGGTATACTTTGATACTGCGGATGGTAAGATTATTGGAGCAGTCTATACTGTCGGTACTAAAACAGGTATCTGGGGTGGTCGTGTATACTTGGAGAACAATATGGAAAAAACGCTTGGTCAGTTTATTGATTCCGATTGGGCCCGTAAGGGTGTAGAGCGATACTGGGAAATTGATGGACGTACTCTACTGGAGTAATTGATGAACGATTTAAAATTTACTACCGCAGGAAATTATATGGATACTAAATTTGAAGACCTGATGTATCGGTCGGGTCTAACTGCCTCTGGTTGTTGGGATCAGCTAGACGAGTATGATCGTAAAGCTATTGAGAAATTTGGTGAGTTAATCGTTAGAGAATGTGTCGAGGTTGCTATAGATAATGGATGCGGAGATTTTGTAGATATCGAGCAATTACTATTAGAACATTTCGAAGTTAGCCGTGATATTTGACCTTATTATAAAACTATTGGGAACTGCGTTTATGACAGCAGTGTTATCCTTTTGGGGATTGATACTGATTGTTATTGTATATTGGATTATATACTGGATAATTAAACTTTGGAGTTACTTATTATGAATGAAAAAATTAAAAATTACGCAAAGCAATCGGGGCTTGATGTATATGGTCTTGGCACAGACTATGCTAAATGGAACGATGTGCTGGAAAAATTTGCCGAGTTGATTATTGATGATGTATGTGACGATATGATGTCTCTCGAACCTATGTATCCCGCGAACATCGTTGCTTTGAAGATTCGACAAAAGTACGGAGTAAAATAATGAACAACTATCTGATACGCTTTAATACGAAACACAACGGCTCAAAATTAGTATGGCGAGTGTTTGAAAACGGCACAGAGAATCTGGTCGAGAATATCGACATACGTGTTCCGGTCTTTACCGAAACTTCTCGGGAAGCGGGTGAAACCAAATGGAATATCTCTTGTTCTGGCGAAATGCGGATTGTCGATGATGTAGCTTATATTAGAGACAGTTTTGTTGAGGATCGGAATCTCGGGGCTCTAGATCTAGATCTAGATCAATATGATGATCCTGCTTGGCATGGTAAGCAGTAGGATTTCGGCCGTTGAAAAAACCGGGAAATAGGGGAACTTATGAGTATCTTTAGACATATGTATTATGCGATTCGATATGGTAAATGGGAATGGGGATTTGACAACCATTCTGATAGATATCGTTTTGGCTTTAAACATAGTTATTACGACGGTGACTGGGTTACGATCTGGTTTTTTAAATTTTATATTGCGGTAAACTACTAATGAATATCTCACTTGATTACGATGACACTTATACCAGAGACCGATATCTTTGGAACGGATTTATTAAACTTGCCAAAGCCTCTGGGCACAATGTATATTGTGTCACGATGCGATCCAATGCAGAGGGTGACGAAGTACGAAATCAATTGGGACCCATGGTTGATGGTATTATCTTTACTGCTCGCAAGGCCAAAAAAGAAGCATGCTATAAATTGGGAATACATATAGATGTGTGGATTGATGACATGCCCCTATTTGTCATTAAGGATGCACCGCCAGACCCATACTACGATGCCTCATTGGGAGATTGATATATAACACATACTATGGAGATTCAATATGTCAAAAGAAGAAGATCGTTTTAAACATTCTAAACGAATTTACCAAAAAGAGACCAAAATACATAAGCAAGAAGTTATTGCTAAAACATTTGGAATCCCTGTTAAAGAACCGCATAAATTTAATAAACACCATGCCATGGCTTGCGGAAATCCAAATTGTGTAATGTGCGCAAATCCCAGAAAAACATTTGGTGAGCTAACATACCAAGAACAAAAATTATATCAACATGACAAGGAAATTGAATTATGAGTACAACCTATGATATTGAAAAATACGGTCACGAAATGACGTCTCCGTATAATGATGGATACACTGCTTTCCATTACAAACAACAAATCATGCAAACTTTATGGGAATGTCAATATTGGTTGTCCAAATCTCCCACATTTGCCGGTGAAGATGAGTGGATTGCCGAAAATAAACCAAAAAAATTGGATAACCTCAGTACAATTTAAATAAAAAGATGTTATAATAGTAACATGGAAGATAAACAATCTATAAAAGAATTGTTAGAAGAAATCCATTTCGCACTCACTAAAGATAGAATTTTAGTACGTAAGAAATGGGTATGCAGACTACTAAGTCCCGATAACTATAACCACCTAATTCCTAAATTGGAAAAAGCAATCGAACAACTTGAGAAAGAAAGTAAAAAATGATGGAAGAAGACGACGAGCAATATACAGACTTTGATATTAATTACGACAATGTGATTGCCAGCAAAGAATGTTTATCTATGACACGTATTCTTGCTGCAGATTTGAAAGCCAACCCATATATGACGGTTGGGGATTTTCTAATGAATATTTCCAAAAGTGATTTGGCAATTCTTAGTGATATCGTTGAACAACATATGGGGTTTGACGAAGACGATGAAGTGACCGACGAGCGAATGGCAGACTTTGTTCTTATGACAGAAATGCTTTCTCGTGCAGAAGGTTTAATATCTGAAGATGACGATGACCTAACACGAAAAATTAGTCAATTCATGATAATGGTTACAATGGAGAACCTTTATCGAAAAGGACTGATTAAGTTGTACCATGAAAATATGTCATTTGGTAAAGATGTAGAACATAGAATTGTTGCAGAAAAAATTAAAGGTGCGGGGGATGAGGATTAATATAGCGTCTGATATTCATTTAGAATTCGGACCAATTGAAATTAAAAATACAGAGAGGGCAGATGTCCTTATTCTGTCTGGTGATATTTGTGTTGCGATTGATGTAATGCATAAAGATGATTTAGATAACAAGTCTAGAAAGATTCACGATTTCTTTGAAATGTGTTCTAAAGAATATAAAAATGTAATTTATATTGTTGGTAATCATGAACATTATAATGGCGACTTTCAACAAACAATTCCTCATCTAAAAAGATCCTTTGAGTATTTGGATAATCTACATATTCTCGATAAAGAAATTGTTACTATCGAAGATGTTACATTTATCGGCGGAACCTTGTGGACTGATATGAATAAAGAAGATCCATCAACCCTAATTAGTATTAGTGGTATGATGAATGACTTTATAAAAGTGTCTAATGGTAAATTAGATAATAATTCTAATAAACCATATTATCGTATTAGCAGATTAAAACCTGACGATGTAGTAGTTGACCATAAAGAACTGTTGGAATATATTCGAACAATCGTTAAAGGTAAATCCGATCAAAAGTTTGTAGTTGTTGGTCATCATGCACCAAGCAAGTTATCTACAAAACCAAGATATCAAGATGATTATCTTATGAATGGTGCATATTCATCTGATCTATCAGAATTCATTTTAGATCATCCGCAAATTAAAATGTGGACACACGGACACACGCATGATACTTTCGATTATCTTGTGGGTAGTACTAGAGTAGTTTGTAATCCGAGGGGATATGTTAATTATGAGCAAAGAGCTGATGATTTTGATCCCAATATTATTTTTGAAGTTTAAGGAGTTTATATTATGAGTAAAGTTGAGCAATATTCGCGTCCATGGGTAACATTTAATCCAACCGATAAAACACACCGTGAAATTTTCCATACAGCATTAAAACATAATACGTGGGGAAAATCCCCTGTTCGGTTTTGGCTAGAAGGAGAAACATCTAGTTTAATGGATCAATGTACTCAAAAAATGGCCAGATATTATATGGAACAAGAATTTGGTAGAATCAAAGATAAAACGATTGCAGATGAAATTAATGTTATTAATCAATATCGATATGTTTCTACAGCATAATACCCTTACGGTTGACAGGGTTACTAAAAGATGTTATAATATAGCATGAAAAGGAAAAATATGACAGATACCGAAAAATACACAGGAGCATGGTACGCCTCTGCTTCAGACCAAGAACGCGATATATTTAAAAGTTGGATCAAGAGTCATCTTGCAATGGGTGAAATGAAAATTAAATTTACCAAAAAAGATAACACGATTCGAGATATGCGTTGCACTCTCGGTGCAGGATATTTGCCTGTAACTGAAGAAAAAGAAATTAAACGAAAAGAAAACACAGAAGTACTTGCAGTGTGGGATATGGATAAAGGTGCATGGCGTGCTATTCGATATGAAACAATCAAAGAAATCCGCTTCGACATTTAAGCCAACAAAATTGATTGAAAATAAACGCAAGTTTATTCCTGATCCGTTACTAAATAAACGTGATCTTAGAGAATTTAAAAAATTAGTAATTAAGGAAAAATAATGGCACGTGTATCACTTGACGCTGAACCTAGCATTGCTGTACTATCTCCAGAAGAAAATACTTATAATGTTCAATTGATGAGAATCATGAACTGGTATTCTGCTGAGAAAGCAAAAGCTGACGCTCGCAAGTATATGCGAGAATATGTCAAAGCTAAAATGCCAAGTGAGTTGAACACATTTGACCAGGTTAAAGATGTAAACATTGTAAATACATATGGTTGGATTTCTCGTATTATTATGCGCAATGGTAAAATATCAGATAAGCATGTGACAAAACTTACAGGTTATCTAAAAGATACTTTGGCTTCTACGGTTTATATTCCAGAACCAGTACAACAAAAGGTTGTTGTATCTGCACCCAAGCCTTCAATCCAAGATGCAATGAAAGAAAAGATTTCAGAATACTTGGGTGAATTAGAAGGATCGTTTGATTCTGTAGTTAAGAATAAAGAAGACTTTTCGTTGTATAAAAATATGCAAGCGAATCAAATTCCAAAACCTTATGTTGCTGATATTCAAGAATGGTCCAAGCGTAAACTTCGCGAATATATTCAAGTATATGAAGGCAAGGATTCTCAGATTGTAGAAGGTTATTCTAATATTACAAAACGAGACGTAAAAAGTATTGTAAAAATGCTTGCACAATTTATTGAAGATTGTGATAAATATTCAGAGTTCAAGAAAGCAAATCGTAAACCCCGAGCAGTTAAGGCAAAGCCTGCGAGTGTTCAAGTTAAGAATCTCAAGTATAAAAAAGAAGATACGGAGATAGGCATTACATCTGTGGATCCTGCAGAGATTATTGGCGCGCAACAAGTATGGGTGTTTAACAGTAAAACTCGTAAGTTGGCTCTGTATAAAACAGACTCGGCTATGGGTATTATTGTTAAAGGTTCTAGCTTTCAGAACTACGATCCAGAAATGGGTTGCCAAAAGACTTTGCGTAAACCTGCAGATCAACTTAAAGATTTGATGGGTGCTACAAAGGTACAATTAAGAAAGTATATGGATAGTGTAAATTCTAAAGCATCGCCTGCAAATGGCAGAATGAATGCTGATACATTAATCCTTCGAGTTATTAAATAAGGTTTCAAATGGCGTTAAAAATATCATATTGCCAATTAATTAAGATTGTTCTTGCACAGATTGGCGGTAGTCCATTACAACAGGTTTATACCCAATTATCACAGGGCATGAAGCAAATATCTACACGAGGAATTATTCCTTCGGAGATTGCACAAATCAAAGCATTTATTGATCAGGTAACTACCACACTAAATGGAATATCGGGTGACGTAAATGCCATGCAACAAATGGCTAATCAGTTTTTCTACAATCCAGTAGGAACGGTTACTACAGAAACTATAACACAGATTAATTTGCGGCTTGCTCAAATTACACAAGATCTCGGTGCCGGCCCGGTAGTTATATCTGGTAATGAGACTGAATATGCATATTTAAATAGTTTAAAAACTGAAATGACAAATTTTAAAACTCATAGTGATAGATTGTCAGGCCAAGCTGATCCCGAAGATGGTAAACCATTTGGTGGGTGTACGCTTGCAGATTTGTTGGGAGATGGATGTAGTCCGGCAGGTGATGTACCAGATGTTGACCTTCAAGTTCTTGTAGATGGATTTAAATCTGGCGCTATTATTACCGGTGCAAAGAATGCACTGACTCAAGCAGTACTTGCTAATACTGGGGGTGCAGCATTAATTAGTGCGCTTGGAAATTTACAATCAACAGTTAATACTTTCAATACTACGGTGACTACCAAGATTAATAAACTTGCAATTAAACGAGCGGTCGAATCTTACGTAAATTATGTTGTTTTTAACTTATTAACAGGATGTAGCAACACGTTATTAAATGCAACACTAATACCTTCAGTAAAAGAAGCTATAACCCCGTATGCTCAATATATACAGAAACAACAACTTGATGCGGCTTTGGATGGCGCAACCGGTCAACCGTTTACAAATACTACACTCGCAACCTAAACAGAAAGATATATTATGATTGTTGTTGATTACAGCCAAACGGCTATTTCAAATTTGATGGCAGAAATTGGCGGTAGAAAAGATATTGAAATTCAAGTGCCACTATTGCGTCACATGATTTTAAATTCAATTCGAGGTTACAAACAAAAATTCGGAAAAGAATATGGGCAGTTGGTTATTGCCGTAGACAATAGAAATTATTGGAGGAGACAAGAATTCCAATATTACAAAGCTGGCCGCAAAAAAGCTCGTGAGGATTCTGGTCTAGATTGGAAAACAATCTTTGAGGCTCTTGATCTAATCAGAAATGAGATCGATAAGTTTTTCCCCTATAAGGTTGTTAACGTCGATGGCGCAGAAGCAGATGACGTTATTGCAGTTTTAGCAGAGTGGTCTCAGACAAATGATTTTGCCGGTGGTGGAGTATTTGAAGATGATCCTAAACCGTTTCTAATTGTTTCCGGTGATCATGATTTCATTCAACTTCAAAAGTTTAAGAATGTCAAACAATTTTCCCCGGTACAAAAGAAATATGTTAAACCTGAGATGTCACCTAAACAGTACATCTTTGAACATACAATTAAAGGCGATAAGGGGGACGGAGTACCTAACGTATTGTCAGCGGATGATAGTATTGTTGCAGGTGAACGACAAAAACCAATTACAACTAAAAAATTAGAAGTGTGGTATAAAGATGCAACTACCATGCCGCAGGATGATGAATTTAAAAATAGATTTGAGCGCAATCGCAAATTGGTTGACTTTACCTGCATCCCAGAAGAGATTAAAAATTCTATTATAAATAACTACACAGGTCAGCCTGATAAAAACAAGAGTATGCTTTTGAACTTTTTCATTGAGCATAAAATGAAGAATATGTTGGAATTAATTGAGGAGTTCTGATGCGAACAACTATACCACAAATTTTCGAGGAAGTCGAAAAAACAAACGGCAAAGATAAAAAGATTGCTGTATTACGATCATACCATAGCCCACAGCTTGAGGGTGTTCTACAAATCAATTTTAACTCAGATGTTAAATTAGATTTACCAGAGGGTGAGCCACCATTCAAGAAAGATGAGAAAATTCCAATTGGATATTCTGAAACAAACTTGTATGCAGAATTTAGACGTATGTATATTTGGCTAGAACCAAATATTAACCTATCCAAAATTAAAAAAGAACAACTGTTTGTTCAGATGCTTGAAGGTATTCATTGGACAGAGTCTGAAGTAATATGTTTAGCTAAAGATAAGGCTCTTGAAACTAGATATAAGACACTTACTGAAGATTTAGTTAGAGAAGCATTTCCGAATATTCTTCCTCCTGCTAAACCAAAAACTGTTGTGGATATTATCCCAGTTCTCAAGAAAGAATCAAAAGCAAAAAAAGCCGCAGTCTCTTTGAAAGATTGACTAGGTTCTTCAAACGAGACGAACCCGAACCAGTCGTAAGTAATTGGTTAGTTTCGGATGATATGCCAGATGACCCAATGTATGACAGTAGAACGGTAAACCACCACAAATATCGAGCATTTGACAAATATTGAAAAAGATGTTATAATATAGTATGGGAGATTTAGTATGACAATGCACATCGTTGGACCCTGGTTATCTACAACCGGAAAAAAGAAATCAAAAGTTAAATTTAAAAGTGCAGACGCGGCACGTAATGCTCGAGATCTTGCACAGGAGTGGTCTTCTATGAAAAAGAAGTGGGGCGTTGAGATTGATGATACAAAACGCAAACGTGCAATGGCGGCCGAGATATATTCCCCTCCGGTATCTTCTAATCCCCGAGGCGTTACACATAAAAATATTCAAAGTTTAAATGATAAAATAACAGGTGCGGTTTCTAGCAAGCCAGCATCCGTGTATACTGGAACAAAGGTTCTAGGTATTGGTACAATGCACAAGTCTAATGCTGTCCCTATCTTTAGTGATGACGAGGCAAAAGAAATTTCTACAATGAGGCGATAATGAAAAAAATAGTTTTAGTCACAGGCGGATTTGATCCTGTGCATTCTGGGCATATTGCATATTTTAAAGCAGCCAAAAAGTTAGGAGACTACTTGGTTGTAGGCGTAAACTCTGACGCATGGCTAACACGTAAGAAAGGCGCACCGTTTATGCCAGTATGGGAGCGGGTTGCTTTATTACAAGAATTTAAATGTATCGATCAGGTTGTATTCTTTGATGATAATGCAGATGCTGACGGAAGCGCCAAACACTTTATAAAAGAAACATTAGATATCTGGCCAGACTCTGAGGTTATCTTTGCTAATGGTGGGGATAGAACTGATAAGAATATTCCAGAAATGGATATACAAAATCCTCGTCTAAGTTTTGCGTTTGGCGTAGGTGGTGAAGATAAAAAGAATTCTAGCTCTTGGATTTTGCAAGAATGGAAAGCTCCTAAGACCTCGCGCGCGTGGGGATATTATCGTGTTCTACATGAACAAGGTAAAGATGTTAAAGTAAAAGAATTAACGGTTGCTCCTGGCAAATGTTTAAGTATGCAACGACATAAAGATCGAAGCGAGCATTGGTTTGTATCAGAAGGAACCGCTACGGTTTATACGTTAAATTGTAGCACAGATGTTGAACTAATTGGAACATTCAATAAATTTGAAAATCTCCATATTGGTAAAACAGAGTGGCATCAGCTTTGTAATGAAACTGAGTCACCATTGAAGATTGTCGAAATCCAGTATGGCGACAATTGTATTGAAGATGATATTGAAAGGAAATAAATTATGGCAGGTATCCCATCCAGTCCAACGGATCGTAAAGCAATTCTTGATTGTATGAAAGAACTATCGGCGAGCATGACTCGTACTGAAGGTGAACGTGAGTTTCAGCGAGAAGCAATTAAAGAGTTATGTGACAATCTAGAACTTAGCAAAAAGACATTTCGTCGTATGGCTAAGGTATATCACAAACAAAATTTTACCAAAGAAATTGAAGAACATGAAGAATTTGAAACAATGTATGAGACCATTACAAATTCTACAAGAATGTCTGCATAATATGAAAAACTTGTATATTTTAGAAGCTGAATGGCGAGACACTATTGGTCGTACTCGAAAACAAGATATTATTGGTGTTTATGATGATATCGAAAAATTAGAAAAAGCCAAACAAGCGGTTGAAGATACTCCTCATAAGTATACAAGTATTACTTACAAAATCAACACCGAAATGCGACCATTTGCTTAAAAAATGAGCACTTTTATGCTTGACACTAATCGAAAAAGGTGTTATAATAAAGTATATGAAGAAAGGCTAATATGACAACGGTATATGATATTTTAGATCAACTTGCATCCGACAATTCTCGCTTGGCTAAAGAAGCTATTCTTACAACCAATAAGAATAATGCTGACCTACAAGAAGCGTTTCGAATTGCTCTAGATCCTCTTATCAGTTATTATATTCGCAAAATTCCAGCATACACCAAACAAGCCAAAGGCAAAAAATCTTTAACTTGGGCAATGCAAGAACTACTTAATGAATTTGCAACCCGCAATTTTACGGGAAATGCAGCAATTGAACATCTAACCTTTGTATTGGAGTCAGTGAATGAAAAAGATGCCAGCGTTATTGAGCGTATCATCAAGCAAGACCTTCGTTGTGGAGTCAGTGAAGCGACCGCAAACAAAATCTGGCCCAAGCTTATCTCAACATACCCGGTTATGTTGGCTTCTGGATTCGACCAAAAGCTTGTCGACAAAATTAAATTCCCGGCATATTGCCAATTAAAATTAGATGGCATGCGTTTTAACGCAATCGTTCGTAATGGTACAGTAGAATACAGGAGCCGTAATGGTAAAGAACTTAATATTCCAAGTAAGCTATTTAGCGATGCTTTACTCAAATTGGCTTCTTATTACGGTGCCAATTATGTTTTTGATGGCGAGCTATTAGTTGTAGATTCTGCAGGAAAACCGCTTGATCGCAAAACCGGCAACGGCATCTTAAGTAAAGGTGTTAAGGGCACGATGTCAGAAACAGAAGCAAGTTCTGTTCGTGTAACATTGTGGGATGCTATTCCATATGATGATTTTAAAATTGGTAAATTTACCACACCGTATGTAGATAGATTTCAATTTTTAGTTAAACGCGTTATTAATCTAAAAACATCAAATAAAGCATTAGGTGCATTGATTGATTGTGTTTGGACTAAAGAAGTTGATAATCAATTTGAAGCACAAACGATTTTTGAGAAATTCTTAGCAGAAGGTCAAGAAGGTACTATTCTTAAATCTAAAACAAACATCTGGGAAGATAAACGCTCTAAGGAGCAAATTAAATTCAAAGGTGAATTGGAATGTGATCTTGTTGTTGTTGATTGGGAAGAAGGTACAGGCAAAAATGTTGGTAGGTTAGGAGCATTGGTTTGTGAGTCATCTGACGGATTAATTCAAGTTAATGTAGGGTCAGGATATTCCGATGAACAACGTAAAGAATTTACCAAACAAGCTGTACTTGGAAAAGTTGTAACTGTTAAATATAACGCACGCATTAAAGATCGCGGAGACGGCGTAGAACGTCTATTCTTGCCTACATTTATTGAAATGCGTGAAGATAAAGATGTAGCAGATTCGAGCAAAAAAATAAAATGAGTAAAATAACAAGTACGGAAATAAATAATACTCTATATAATAGAAAATATGGAATAATTGAATATGATCGTAAACTTGAAAGATTTGAAAACGAAAAACTAAAAGAAGCTACGGAACAAGCACGACGCATTCTTGCAATTCAATTAATGAAAGAAATCGAAAAAATACGAGAGTATGAACGTATTAGACAAAAGAAACAATTCGAGATTCATCAAAGAGGTTCTAATATTGATACTTATACATGAAAAACTTTGACTTGTTCGGCAATTTGTTTTATAATAAAGATGACGCAATATTTTTATTTGTAGTAGTATTATTTGAGATTGCCTTTGTTGTTTTTGCCATATACTGTTTATTATGAATATTTTTTATCTACACAATGACCCTAAAATTTGTGCCGAGCTACACAACGACAAACACGTCGTTAAAATGATACTTGAATATGCTCAACTTCTTTCTACTGCTCATCGTGTTCTTGATGGTGTTCAATCTGTGGGTGTCAGTAAAACTAATCGAAAACAAACCAGGTATGTTATTTCCGATGAGCGTGAATATACTTTGTACCGTTCTACTCATACTAATCATCCTTCAGCGATTTGGGTAAGACAATCCTATGAAAATTATGAATGGCTATATAAGCTATTCATTGCAGTATTAGAAGAATACACGTATCGATATGGTAGAACACACGCAACTGCTCGATTAGTAGATGCATTGTATAAGCCGCCTACTAATATTCCAAAAGGCGTAGGATTCACTGAACCCACTCCGGCAATGCCAGATGAGTATAAGGTATCCGGTAATTCCGTCAGATCATATATAAATTATTACCTGGGTGCAAAGCAGCATCTAGCATCTTGGAAAAAACGACAAATACCTGAATGGTTTACATATGCCTAGTTATACATTAAAATGCAACGATTGTGAGACAGTATTCGACGTGCTATGTCGTTATGATGTTCGTCCAGAACAACAATGCCCATCCTGCAAATCAACAAATCACGAAAACATCATCACAGGTGCTCCTGCACTAGGTGACGCCGTTCGTCTCGGTATCACTCAACCTGATGGTGGTTTTAAAGAAGTCTTGTCTAAGATACACTCTAATAATTATAAGAGTAACTTGGCAGACAAATTAAGTAGACGATAAAATGTTTCAATTCAATTTTTTACCTGAGGGGGCAATAGCACGGTAGGCTAATGTCCTTTCTTTTTCTTAAGAGGGTATACATGGCAAAGTCTAAAAATAATCTTCAATTGCAGCCAACTCATCCACCGCTCAATTTAGTTGTTAATAACAAACTAAAAATGAGATTAGATGATATGAAAACAATTGATCCATTGACAGACAACCAGCGGCGAGTCTTTGATGCATATGATAATTCTAAAATCATGTTGCTTCATGGGGTAGCCGGGACAGGAAAAACATTCATAGCGCTCTATCACGCATTGGAGGAAGTATTAGATAAATCAAATCCATATCGACAAGTAATAATCGTTCGATCAGCTGTTCCTAGCAGAGAAATCGGACATCTACCGGGAGATGAAAAAGAAAAAACAGAAGTGTATACTGAACCGTACGTTGGCATTTGTGAAGACTTATTTGGTCGTAGCGATGCATATCAAAGACTGTCAGAACAAGGTGCAGTAAAGTTTTTAATTACGTCGTTTGTCAGAGGCATTACTCTAGATGATTCTATTATCGTTGTAGATGAATGTCAGAATATGACGGATATGGAACTTAATTCAATTATGACTCGCGTAGGAGAGCGGTCAAAAATTATATTTTGCGGCGATTTTCGCCAAACGGATTTGTATAGAAAAACCGATATGTCTGGACTAAAAAAATTCATGGCAATTGCCGACCTTATGCCCTCTTTTAAGGTCTTCGAATTTGGTGTAGATGATATCGTTAGATCAAAACTTGTTAAGGAGTATATTCTTGCTAGATTAGACTACGAAAGTAGACACATCGTTCATTAATATAAATAAAAGAGTCGAGCTAATAATTCGACTCTTTTTCATCCAAGGAAACCAAAATGAAAAAACTTCTAATTCTTATTACTTTATTATTTTCAGCAACTGCATCAGCGCAATATATGCATTGGCAGTCTAGATACACCCCATATTATAGTGGGGGAGGTAGCGGATGGATTGCTCCTGTGATTATAGGAGGTGTAATTGGGTATAGTATTAATAGAGCACAACAACCCAATACAATTATAATTCAACAGTCGCAACCTAGTGTAACTGTAGAAAACAATATGGAATGTTCTGCTTGGAGAGAAACACAACAACCTGATGGCACAATAAAACGAGAAAGAATTTGCTATCAACGATAAAGGAAAATAAAAATGTCTGATGGATTTGATTTCGATTTTAATTTAGAAAAAGTACAGCATTTATTGCCAAGAGTTAAAAATCACCAAGAATGGTATGACTCTATGGTAGAAACATTGCCGCAATATGGTATTAACGATATCGCGCGCGTATCCGCATTTATTGCACAATGTGCTCATGAATCAGGCGGATTTGCAGTTATGCAAGAAAATCTAAACTATAGTGCAGATGGCCTACAAAAGATATTTGGTAAGTATTTCCCGAATCCTCAAATTGCAGCACAATATGCAAGACAACCTGAAAAGATTGCTAATAGAGTTTATGCAAATAGAATGGGTAACGGGGATGAAGCAAGCGGAGAAGGTTGGAAGTTTAGAGGTCGCGGACTAATTCAATTGACAGGTAAACATAATTACACAAAATGTTCCGAGGCATTTTTTGAAGACCACACCCTATTAGATAAACCCGATATTTTAGTTCAACCTTACTATGCTTTAAATTCAGCATGCTGGTTCTGGAATGCTAATAATTTAAATGTGCTTGCTGATGCGCAAGATATTAAAATGATGACAAAGAAAATCAATGGTGGATTTATTGGTCTTGAAGATAGACTTAAACACTACAATCACGCAGTCGAAATATTACAGGAATAAGAATGATCTATAATCATGTTAAGGTGAAAGAATTTGAGGAACTGGAACAAGTTACTCGAGAAGATGGAGTAAGATTTTACGCAACACCCAAAGGTAAAAAATATCCTTCGGTGACTACTGTTTTATCAGCGCATGGTAAACAAGGATTAATGGAATGGCGTAAAAGAGTAGGTGAAGAACAAGCAAATAAAATTTCAAGCGCTGCCGCAAGACGTGGCACTAAAATGCACTTGCATTGTGAAAATTATCTTAATAATGTCAATGTGCTAGATACAATTCCAGTATTTCAAAAAGAATTGTTTGAAAGTATTATCCCATATCTACATAAAATTAATAATGTTCATGTTCAAGAACAAAGATTATATTCTGACCATTTAAGATTGGCAGGAACTGTAGATTGTGTTGCCGAATATGAAGGTCGCTTAGCAATCATAGATTATAAAACATCTAGCAGACGAAAAGCTAAAGAACACATTCATAATTATTTTATGCAGTGTGCTGCATATGCAGTTATGTATGAAGAACGAACAGGTACACCTGTAAGCAAATTAGTTATTATTATGGCAGTCGAAGACGATGAACCTCAAGTATTTGTCGAAAAACGAGATAATTGGGTAACCAAATTATTGGAGTACAGAGATTTGTACGAAAAGGACAAACAACTTTTGACTTCTTAAACAAAAGGCATTATAATAGAGTTATTGCTGTATGAAGCAAAGAGAAACAGATTCTGGACGCGGGTGCGAATCCCGCCAGGTCCACCATAAAGATTTACCGCCCGAACCGCAGAAGCCAAATTCTTGTTGCGGTAAAGGATGCGAGGGTTGTGTTTGGATTAGTTATTTTGAAGCACACAACCTTTGGAAAAGTCTTTATGATGGGCCTGAAATAGATTCGACAGGGTAAAGAGTACCAGAGTGGACAGCACATCAGAGTAGATGTTAAAACTAAAACAAAGTAAACGCAAACGACTCACAGTTCGCATTAGCAGCCTAAACTCTGCTTAGGGTTTCGATAGGTTTCCTCGTAACAGAATAACCTATCATTTCACAAACACTCATACACACAAGGAGATTAAAATGAGTAATATGACACCGTTCGAAATTAGATTAGAACTTTTAAAAATGGCCAAAGATATGCTTGGTGACGATTACTACGGTAAACGTGAAGTAATATCTAACGATTGGGCTACTAAGGTAGAGACAGCTAAACATGCTGGCCAAACACCTCCAGAGCATCCGGGCTATCCTGCCTACCCCTCAGAAACTGATATTATTGCAAAGGCTCATGTATTGAATGGCTTTGTTTCTAACATTCCTCAAGATAATATAAAGACTATTAGTAAAAAGTAATCTGAAGGCAGGGGGAGAAATCCCCTTGCATAGATAAATGAAAACATATACACAAACATTTTTAGTAGCAGTATCTGCAGTATTGTTGGTATCAATACTAACACAAGTAACAACATCGAAATTACATAAGTTAAAACAATCGAACTTTGCAGATACTACTGCAACGGTTGCAGTTAGAGAACAGCAATTAGATTGTTTGGCAAAAAATATTTACCACGAAGCAAGAAGTGAACCATTTGAGGGCAAGGTCGCTGTAGCGCAAGTTACAATGAACCGGGCCGCCAATGCAGGTTTCCCAAACGATATTTGCCGTGTGGTGTATCAAAAGAATGTGGTATATGAAAAAGTTATTTGTCAGTTTAGTTGGTACTGCGAGACAGCTACAAAAACAAAACCAATTCACCAATCCGCATATAAAGAATCTTATGAAGTAGCTAAGAAAGTCTTACTTGAAGGATTCCGATTAGCAGGATTAACTGACGCACTTTATTATCACGCAACATATGTTTCTCCTGGATGGAAACGACAACAAATCGCACAAATTGGCAATCACATTTTTTACAAATAAATTATGAAATACCCCACACTACAAGATGTTATTAACTATTGCAAAACAACCTTAACGGTTGCTACTGCAGAAACAATTGCCTGGATCGGCATTGTACTTATTCATGCGGCAACTGTGCCTACAATGATTTCAATTATGTCTGGTCTATCAGATAAAATGCCGCCGGTTGATCTTATTCTATTCATTTGGGGCGGCCTATCAATGTTGTTTGTGCGAGCAGTAATCCTTAAAGATATTCTACACATAGTAACTATTGGAGTTGGATTT